TTCCAAATGCATCATAAGCAGTAGAGCCATCTCCACCACCAATAACTGTTGGTTCAACGTTGACATTATTACAACTCATTAGCAACCAAACCTCATATTGAACCAAGTAAATCTTTCTATTTCTTGTCTTAATTCTTCTTGAAAAGTAGTATTCAATTGGTTTTCAACAGTAGCTATTGCTTGGTTAATTTGTCTAAAACCTTCTGGGGTATATTCTTCAGGTGGTTCTGGTACGTATACGTTTATTTTAGCCATTATCTTCTTCCATCTTGATTTACATCTGCTCTAAAGGTTCCAAATCTCCATGTTTCATCCGTTGAAGTATTAGCTACTTTTAAACTAGCTAATCGTCCTCGAGCTCTTGTATCTATTTTAGTTGTACTAGAGTTTATCGTAAAAGGTCCTAATTGTGAAGACGTCCCTGTTTGAACAGGATAATCTTTTAAAAAAATAGTTACCTGTGCATCTCCTTGTAAGTTTTTAAAATCAGGTATAAATCTTGATATTCTAAGTAAATATTCACCGTCTCCATCTGTAGGCAAGTCAAAATCCCCAGATTGAATATATGCTGCAATAGCCGTTTCACTACCATCTAATGCAATTTTATTTGTTCCAACCTCATGTGCAAAATAAGTACTTGCACCGAAAGTATTAGTAGCACCACTTAGATTATCAACTGTAGGAGTGCCTGTTGCATCATATTCAGTAGCATAGGGATTATCGTACGTAGAAGCATCAGCATAAGTGCTTCTAGCCAATGTCATTACTGACCAAGTGTTTTCTACATAGTTATATATAACTGATCTATTATTTTGTACCGCTGGGCTATTTAAAGGTTTGCCTGAAGGATAAAACCAAACGATTTCATTAAATAAAGAATTATGGGATGCATATATAATTTCGTTAGATGCATAATTAATACCAATATTATCTCCAGTAGTACTAAATACAAAATCTTCTATTAAAGATGGAAGTAATTTAACTGTACCATCAAACTTAAAAAAACCTCCACCTGTGCCCATCCAAAATACTTGACCATCTGCATAGACAACAGCATGCTGTCCAATACATCCACAGTTAGAACCTACCTGTCTAATAGAGAATGTAAATGGTGGACCTACAAACTGCATGGTATAAGCAGCTTGATCGGTTAAAATTAAGTTATAGTCTTTACCAGAAACTGCAGCTACAATTTTATTACCTGTATCAAGTCTAAATGTTCCAGCAGTATTTACTGAAGTAGGTTGATATACATTGTAATTTTCTTGATCACTAAACCTAATAAACATAGGGTCTTGTGTAGAAGTGTTTCCAATAGTTGTTTCTGTTCCAAAATGAATAACGTGTCTATCTCTATCGGATACAATAGTAGATCTAGATGCAGTAGGAGCACCTGCCATTACTGTTGCTCTAGTAGTTAATAAAGGACTAGTAGTTCCTGGATCCCAAACAAAAGTTTTACTATCTTTAATAGTTGCAATTAATTGTTGACCAAAATTATCTAAACTCCAGTTACCTGGATCTAAAATAACGTTTGAAGAGGTACTACCTGTACCCCATGTATCTGAACCCCAAGTATCCGTACCCCAACCATAACCATATGTTTGTATAGTGGGTCCTATTTCTTCGTAAGGATTAATACTTGCAGAACCTGTGGTAGACATGGGCGTGCCTGTTTCTGTTGTTTTCATTTGTATTGTAAAGGTTCCTGTCGTTGGAACTGTTAAAATTTCAAAAGTGTAATCTTCAAAATCAGATGCAGTGAAAGAAGATGTACCTGGTATAGTTACACTTGTAAAAGTTATATATTCACCAACCTCTAGACCGTGTGTAGTTTTATTTACAGTAACTGTGTTAGAGCTGGAAGTTGAATCAAAAGTAGCACCAGTTATAGCTGTATCTAATGGAGTAATATCATAAAACTTATCTTCATAATAAATATATAAAGCTTTAGATGTACCTATTGCTGCGTATTTTCTACCTTCTAAATCATTCCAAGTGTGCTGTGCTCTACCAGGACCTGCTATTGTTTGCTGTCCGATGGCCGTGAACCCTCCTATTTTTTCAGGTTGACCATATCTAAATCTTACAAAATCACTATCAATCCATTGTCCTTCTGCACCCGAAGGAGTATCTGCTTTATTTAATCCTGGTCTTATTTGAACATTTGTTAGTGGCATAGCACCATTTTACACTATCTTATATCTTCTTCCAAGTCGCAGGAGAGGGTATGTTATGTTCAGATTTTACACCTTCTTTCATAGTAATCATAATATCTCCTGATATAGATATACGTGGTTCGTCTTTAGTATTCTTTCCTGTTTCATGAAATATCATAGAAGGAAACACAACTAGATTACCTGTAGCTGCAGGGTACTCAGCTTTTGCAAAATTAGTATTATCCCATTTATTGAAATAAGGATCTCTTCTTGGTATGTTTAAACCTACTTTGTGAGCTTCATCATCTAAGAAAAATAAATTACCTTGTTCTTCAGCATAAGGATAATAGACAAAAGAATAGTGACTACTCATATGCCTGTGATAAGCAATAAACTGATCTTTAATAGAATAGGTTGCCCAAGACTTTGTAATATAAGCTTCAAATAAAGTCATATCATAGTTTTGCATTAATAATGCACCTCGAATACCTGACTCTATTTCTTTAAATAATTTATTAAATCTTTTATCTAAATGTAAATTATCGTCTATAGATTGAAGTTCTTTAGGTTTTATATCCGTGGTTCGTGAATATTGAGAATTAGTTGCTGTAATATTATCTTTTATTATTGGGATAATTTCTTTGTTTATTTCTTCAAAGTTTTTTATTGCAGTAATATAAATTGGATAACCAAACCATTTAGTAATATTTGCCATAAAGGCACTATACTAATTTACTCTTAAAAATCTATACCTTATTTCACCAGCTCCACCTGCAAAAGCAGTTTCTCCTGTACTTCCAATGTTTTGTGCACCTCCGCCTCCACCACCAGATCCTCTTGTCCCCGCAGTTGCTGCAGGACCACCTATTCCACACCCTCTACCACCAGATATATTTCCAGCATAAGAAGTAGCTCCATTTGAACCTGCGATTTGACAGTTGTCTCCTCCACAGTTTCCATTATTACCGCCTGAACCACCATTACCTGATTGGTTAAATGAACCAACAGGGCCACTATTTAATGTTGTAATATTTTTTGTAGTCCCATCTGAATCTCTAAAAGTTCCTGAAGTGATTGCGGAACCACTGATAGTAGCTGAACCTCCTGTTCCTGCAGTGTTAGTTCTTAAAGGGCCTTGCACTCCTCCGCCTGTTCCACTTGCTCCTCCACCAGCTCCTAATGTAAATAAAGATCCTGTTGTTGAACCTGATAAAGTTGTATTAGTTCTTACACTACCAATTTTTGGTTGACCAAAATTAGCTGTTTGATTACCTGGTGCTCCACCTGATCCAATAGAATAAGTAAGTGTTTCTCCTTGTACAACTGTAAATACTTTGTCTGATATATAAGCTCCAGATCCACCACCTGCTCCAGAAGACTCCCCACCAGCTTTATCATAAGATACACCCCCTGCAGCTCCACCACCACCACCAACAGCAGCTTGAATATGAATTGCGTTAGCACCTTGAGGCACTGCAAAAGTTCCTGAACCAGAACTTAATGTTTGAATTGCACCTGGTGTAAATGCTGCAAAAACTAATTCCCAAGTTCCTGATGCTTTTGCATATATCTCGTCAGCTTCTTGCCAAGTGCCTGATACTTTTCCGTAAGCATTTTCTATCTCTTCGAATGTTCCTGAAACTTTGCCGTAAGTATTAGCCATTTAAAACCCTATGAATATTTAAACCAAATATCACCATCACTTCCTCCTGAGGGTGCAGCGGTACTAATTGTAAATTTTCTTTCTAGCTTTGCAGCAGTTACTGCATCGTTAACTATTTGTGCAGTATCAATGGCGTTATCAGCAACTTTAGCATTGGTCACAGCATCGTCTACAATTTCTGCCGTATCAACTGCATCGTTTGCTAATTTTGCATTTGTAATAGAGTCATCATCGATTTGAGCTGTACCAATTGTTCCACCTAAAGTGTTTAATGCAACCTCATTAATGTTTGTCCCATCTGAATAAGCAGCATGAATTTTACCTTCGTCTAAAGTAAACCCTGTACCCGATACAGTTTTAAAAGTTAAATTATAAGCTCCATGAGTAGTTGCATCTTTTAATATATAAAATTTTTCTATTGAATCAGGAATAGTTACAGTTCTGTTTGCAGCTAAAGTTCCTGTAAAATTAAGAATCATGTTTCTTGCATTAGATATAGAAGCATTAGACATAACTAAAGTAACATCTGCAGAAGCAACATCGATTGCCTCATAGCCAGCAATTGCTTGCTGAACAAGGTTTAAGTTTGTATTAGTTTTAGTTCCCCATGTACCAGCGTTTTCGCCAGTAGCCATAAGTTCTAGTTTCAGGTCTGTAGAATATGTAGATGCCATAATTTTCTATATTATATCCTTGTTAAGCTGCGATATCAACTTCTCTCCAAGTGTTAGTATCTTCAGTATTTACTTCTGTCCATGTATTTGTGACATCTGGATCAACGTTTGACCATGCAGTAATTAAAGGGTTATTTAAAGCTGTATTTAATTGTTGTCCTGTAATTTGAACATCTGCATTAGCACTAACAGAAACTGAATTTACATTTGAAGATAATTCCTGACCAGTTAAATCAACAGGAGTATTTAAATCAACGCTTACATCTCCTTCATTAGATGTTAAAATTGTTCCAGTCGGGAATACATTTGCGTCCGCTTGAACAATTTCATCTCCAAGATTT